TGCATTGTTCTGAGTCATACTATTATGATCAGCGAATCGTCTTGTATATGTTGAAACTGTACTTGCACTTCCAACTGTAATATTTGAACCTGAAGCAGTTACTCTAAAAGAAGGTGAAGCATAAGGAGAAGATCCATCATAAGGAACTTGAGTTGTTCCATTCCAGACTTCAATATCTGTACCTGAGCCTGTGTAAGTTACTACACCCGCACTTGTAGTCGGTAAAGTATGTGCTTCATTTGATAGTATAGTTGTTATTGCGTCTGTACCCGCTTTTAACCCAGAAATTGTAATTTGATCTCTTGCAAGAATTGTACTTGAGTTTGATCCTTCTCGTATTTGTACTTCGAGTTTTTCTGGCATACTTGAATACGCTGAAGGTGCTGAATAAGAGTACGTATTTGATGTAGTATTCTGAACACTAATATCATTTTTAAAGAACTCATAATATACAGTACCGCTTGTATTTAGAGCTGTCGCAGTAGCTGTAGCAGAAGAAGGACTTGGATTTGCTCCATTTGTGTCATATTCAAAAGTTTGGTCTGCAATTGTTAAATTTACTGCTCTTGCATCATCCCCTGCTGCTCCGTCTGCACCGTCTGCTCCTACAATACCAGCTGTTATAGCATATACTATTTCAAAAGAGTAATTCGTACTAGCGTCTGTTACAACTTTTGCAAGTATCGTATCTCTTGCAACATCAGGTTTAAAACTTTGTTTAAATATAGAAGTTCCAGAGTATGCTCTTGGTACAACTGTATCTAACTCTAGTGAAGTATCAGATGTTATTCTATTGATTCTTGCCATAAAGCGAGTAGATCCTGCGCTATCAATAATAAATAAATCTCCTATATTATAATCTGTTAAAAATGTAGTGCTTGAGCCTGTTACAGTTCCTTCTTCGTTATCTATAGTAACGGTTCCTGTAGCACTTGATATTCCTGCATTTGCTGCTCCAACTTCTGCAAAATATTCAAAATTAAAAAGATTTCCATCGGCATCTTGTGCTGTTGTATCAATTTTTAACTCTACTGCTTTTAAATGATCTGAAGTTGCATCTGCATCAAATAGTAAATAAGCTGTTGCACTCGATCCCATTCCTGAAAAAGCTTGTTCAGTATTTCCGGTACCTGTACTAGAAAATAAAAATTCTTGTTCGTTTCGAGACAAGAATGTATAAGTAGATGATCCAATTGAAGCTACTCCAGTACTTTCGTCTATACTTAGTGCTTGATTTAATGCTCCTCCTGTAAATAATCTTCCAATCTGTGTTGGTGTTGGTAGTCCTTCTTGATTACCTACTTCAATAGATTTTTGAACAGTTGCTGACTTCATTTGCTCTGTATTTATTGTTCTAATTCTAAAAGTAAAGACTCCATAAGAAGAAATAGGAACATCTATAAAACTTGTATCTTTTGTTGCAAATATTTTTTCATAGACAGGTCTGCCACTTGCATTATGTTCTATTTCATAATAGTTTAAATGTTCATAAATAGAATTTACAGCATTTCCTGATGAATCTGTTCTTATGCTTGTAGGGTGCTGCCATTGCAGTCTTATAATTTTTGCAACTCCTGTTACAGAGGTATCATCTTCTACACTTGGATTTAAATCTTGTTTTAGTGATAAAGTTACGGATTTTGGAACGGGTACTTCATCTATATAAGAAGGAAGTTTTCTAATTGGTTGTTCTTGTTGTAATTTATAGCCTCTATCAACTAAATCAAATTTACTTGCTTCATATTTTATTCCTGTTATTTCATATCTTCCTTTTGAAGATTCATTAACTCCAGTAATTACATATTGTTTTGCAGAACCATCATCAAGAGAACCATCTGACTTTATTTCTTTAATTGCCCAAGGCATGTCTTGTGCAGGTGCACTACTAAAGGCGCTTGATACTTGTATTGCAGTTACAGAACTTCCTGTACTTGAAATTGTTTTTGTTTCAACTCTACTATTTGGATTCCAATTTAATACTAAAACATTTCCGCTATCGTCTACTGCATTTGAAGCTTCTGCACTTGTATCAATAGTTACTAGAGTGCCCCCAACTGTTGCTTGCGGGATGTAGTCTCCTCTTGTATATGAAATACTATTAATTGTTGCACTTTCTTGTCCAAGAAAAGCACCACCACTTGGATATACAATTGAAAGTTCAAAAGTATTACCGCTTGATAGATTTATAGCACTATCTACATTAATTGTAGTAGTAGTATTACTAGAAGAAGTTCTTCCACTGAATCGTATATGATCTCTATCTGCATCTTGTACATTTACTACATCACCAGGTTTTAAAAATCCGCCATTAAAACTAGTTTCGAAACTAATTCCTTCAGTTTCCATAATTTCTGTAAGTAAAGTCCACTTACCAAATCTATGAGCTTGACCTCGAGAAGTACAACCAAAAGCCACAACATCTTTAGAAACTATTTTTCCAGTTTCGAGTATATTATTTGTATCTTCTACAATCTCTACTGCTTTTTTATACATAGAGTCTGGGTCATTCCAAGTTACTCGTACTTGATTACTTCTATATTGAGATTTTGTAGATGTATATGCAAATTTTCCTGCAATTACATTTGATTTTGAAAAAGTATAAACAGGACTTTGAAATCTATTTTGAGAAAATTGTATTTCACCATTTAACCAAAACATCATTCCTCGGAATATGCTTGTGACATCTTTTAGTATTTTTAAGGCTTCTGCTGCTTCTGCTAAATACAAATTGCAAGTAAAACGAGGTTCTGTTCCTCCCTGTCCATCACTTACAAGCTCGTCACAATATCTTGCAATTCTATATAATTCGTATTTATCAATCTGTGAAGCATCAAAATATTTTCCAACTCCATATCTATCATTTGTTACTAAGTCATAAAATACCCATGCTGGATTATCTGTATAAACAGGTTGATGATTTACGTGTGCCGCATTAAATGTTGCTTTATCCCCACGAAAATTTCCATCCCATTGTTGGTATGAATTTTCATCTGCACCAGTAGTTACGTTTCTATCATATCCTGCAACACTTCTATTTCCTTCTGTTCGAGGAAAGTAATTTGTAGGAACTTGTATTAAGCGTCCTCGTACATGATAACCACGAACAGGCAATTTTCCAAAAGACTGTGCATCAAAAATAAGAGCACCATAAGCAGATAATGGATATGAAAGTTTATCGTCTATTATTGCTTCAATTGTTTGTAAAGTACAAGGATTATTATGATCGTAATCTCCATGTCGTGCATTTGTAGGATTTACTCTTTCTATTTTTACTTGAAAGTCGGAGAAAGGTTGAAATTCTTCCATGTTAATTGTAAAAGTTTCAATGAAAGGTGCTTTTGTTTCTGCTTCAACAAAGCCAGTATTCATTCCTAAACGACCTCTAAAATTTGAAGTTTTTCTGCCTGTAGGTCTTGCAGTAATTTGTGCATCTGTTGGACCAAATATCTGTACTTCCGTAAAAGAAGAATCTCCTGCTCGTTTAAATCCTAAAAATATTCGTAACTCAACATGTGCAGGAGCTTCATGTCCAGAGCTTTTTTTACTTGCAAGCATCATAGGAAATTTAAAAGTTAATTTAAGTTTGTCTATTTCGGGCTGATTATTAATACCCATTGTACTAGCAGAGATTGTAGTAGGAGATGCAGTTGCATTTCCAGTTGTTGAATGATATCCTCCACTTGTTATATTACTTTGACTTCCTGTTATAGAAGATAGATCTGTTTGATTTATTTCTGTATTTGCAGAATGTACAATTGAAGCGCTTCCAATACCTGGAAAATTTTGAAGAAGGGGTTGATCTCTATATCCATTCATAAAAGCATATTGAAATGATCCATGATTATAGATAGGAGTATCTGTAATATTTAATTTTGGAGTAGTTGTAAAAGCAGTAACATTTGATACATTTCTTGCATCTGTTCCTTGCGCTGATATATTTGATATGACTGCTGTTGTTGTATTTGTAATTGAAGCTATTTTTCCAACTTTATCTACTGTTCCGTCTACATTTGATACTGTAGTTGAGGCAGGCAAGGCTAATTGTACAGAAGTCGCTGAAGTAAAAGCAATAACTTCTGAGCGAAGAACTCCTCCATTTACTCCTGCTCCTTTTACAGTTACAAACTGTTTCATTCCATCAACAGTTCCCGGTATGTAAACATCATTTGAGTTAAAAAAACTTGAACTTGCAGTTACAGTATTACTTCCCTTTGTCATGCTTAATCCGCCAGTAATAGCTTTCTTTGCCCCTGCTATATTTATATATCTGTCTCCATCATTTACGGATAGACCACTAAACATGCTGTTTACATTGTCTACAACAGTTAAAGAACTCGCTGTGAATGAAACGTCTAGACTTTCTGCAATATTGTGTTTTGTTCCAATAGAACCAATTGTTGCTGCTGTTTGATCTAGATATATTGAATTAGTACCATTTACAAGTCCTTGAATAGGACCTTCTGATAGAAGATCATACACAACAGCTGTTTGATACTCATTTGGATTATTTACTATGGATGAACTTGATCCTGCTCCTTGTGCTTGCCCACCATTTGTTAAATCGTAAAATCTACCTAAATTTTTCATTTAAATTGTCCCGATGCTCCATTTCCACCGCCACCTGCTTTATTGTGTCCATTTTCGTCTTGTCCTTGATCTCCATATGAGCCATTAGGTGAACTTGAATCAGGTGATATAATTGTATATCCTGTTTGTTGGTAATTTATTTTAGTATCTATAAATCCAATATTGGTAAGTGCTCCTCCTACTATAAGTTCCCCATAAAGTAAAGGTACTGGTATTCCTTGTTTTGTATTATTTTGTGGTCCGTCAAAGAGATAACTGTCTCCTGCTTCTGAAGGACTTTCTGGTGTCATGTAGCCAATAACACCTGACATTGCGAGTCCGACACCAAGAGATTGTACCCCCCAGGTTGCTACTTTTCCGTATGTGCTTAATTGTGTACTTGCACCTGCACTTGTTGTAGTTGTAGTAGCAGAAGTAGCTGCTTCTGTAGTAGTAGCTGCTTCTCTTGCCCAGTCATATTTTGCTATATACTGATATCCATAAAAAAATAGTATTGCTCCTACTATTACTTTGAGTGCATCGCTTGCTCCTGCTCCAGCTGCTGTTGGTGTTATAATTACAAGATCTTCAGGTTTTTCTAATAACACTGAGTATCCATCTTCTAATAAATCTTTTCCGTTTATAATATTGAAATCGATTCCGTTATCTGCGCTTTCTCGAATATAGTCTCGAAATCCTTCGGTTTGGCAATCTATCAGTTTAAATATATCACGAAAGCTAGACGTAGCCATATGCCAGTCCGTTCCAAACTTTTCTCCGAGTTCTCCCATTAACTTAACGTGGGTCATATATTTCTACTCCTTTATCTGGGTATGATACGATTAAATATGGTATCTGTAATGCTTTTGCCGAGTCTTTATCAAGCTTGCTTGGATGACAATCTTGCATGTAGTGACTATGGACTATATATTTTATTTTAGAAATTAACTGATACTTGCCTAAAACTTTTCCGTCAATTTCAAATTGATTTTCTTCTGTGGATATATTTTCACAGGGAATATATTTTTCTTCGTTATTTTGCTCAACAATAAGTCCACACATTTCACGAGGCGCCTCGGCAGCTGCCTGAGCAAATATTTCATCGAGAAATTTCACTTAAAGTTCTTTGAACCTGGAAAGGCTCCAAAGGGTAATGTTACTGTAGTATTTATTTCCGCTTTTGCTCTCGAAGTTGCTGAAGTAGCATCTACAGGAGAGAAGCCAAATCGTTTTCCACAAGATGATAATTTTTTACCGCACTCATCTGCTCTCCTCCAAAAATTATTAAATCCTGGAGCATTTCCAGAATGAGTAACTTTTGTTTTCCAAGCATAAGTTTTTCCGCCACTTGCATAAGTAACAATGTCATTTAATTTATCATCAGTGTAAGCATTATAAGTTGTACTATTTGAATATGCTCCTTGATGTACTCTTACTCTATCAAATTTTGCATTTGAGTCAGAAGGAGTTCCAAGTGCTGTTTTTGTACCCGCTGTATTTACTATCCAATACTCGGTTATACTAACACTTGTAAAAGAACCTGTAGTAGTTACCTTTACTGCTGTTCCTGTTGTTTTTATATAATCACTTACTGCAAAACTTGTTGCTCCTGAAGCTGTTGTATAATTTGTAAAACTTCCACTTGCAGGGACAATGTATTCGTCATCTAAAGTTACATATACTGTATGTTGAGTTCCATTTACTGCTGTTCCTGATGTAGTATAATTTTGACGAGTAAATTTACTCTCTTGATGCCAACTACATCCACCGCATTTTTCAGATTCGGCTAAGTCTGGACTTGCTCCTGTGTATTGCCAAGGACATGCATTTGATACTATTTCTCTTGCTGGTATTTTCACACCTTGTAAGTCAAAGGGTGCTGCAAGTTCGTAAGTGACTGTTATAGCATCTCTTGCAGTTATTTTTGATATTGTCCAAACTTGTCGTGTAAATTCAATAGGAGTATTTCCGGATCCAGGATCGGAACTTTCTCCTTGTAAATATCTTTTTAATGTAACACGCCGAATAATTTTTTTACCAAGTAATTTATCATAATCTGTTGTTCCTATTGCAGTTGAAAAAGTGTTGTCAACTATTGCTATATTAAAAACAGGTCTTGCAATTGCTCCTGTAGCTTTAATATCAAAACCTTCCATTGTAATAGGACAAGGAGCATAAGTTCTTAAGGTACTATTGGAACTATAATCATACATTTGTAAGGAAGATCCGTCTGAATCTTGTCCCTGTGTAAAATATGCAAATGTACCATCAGGTTTTTCAACTTCAAAAAGTTCAACAAGTTCGGATCCTGGCTGTTGTTTTTG